GGGAAGAAGACATAGTTGGAATGAAAACACCACCACCTAGTAGTCAATAAATTAAATAACTACATTTTCAGTATTACCTGTTCGATCGTTGATAGACTTATAAGTATATGTACGAGTAGAACGGACCTGAAGAGCAGCATTAGAAACGCCAGGATCAACACACTTGGCGATAATGAAGAAAGACTTGGTAAGATTCTTGAAATCTAACTCAGTTTGGCCACCAGCGGGTACAGAGCGAGGAATATCACATACATCAATGAAGTGATTCTTAGGGTCACGATATTGGAAAGTAGCAACTTGTCCAACAGACAATAAATACTTTTTTTTTGATTGGATTGAAATGCCAGCATTACGAATAAATTGTCCTAGAGCAAAAGGTGTAGCACCACGAGATTGCATAGTGATGGGAGCACCACCTCCTATAGCAGGTGTCTCAGTGATAGATTGAGTGAGAGCAGAAGATAGAGAGTCAAAATTGACATCTTTATCATGATGATTTAAAACATAAACGTCAACTTCAAGGGTGTAGTTTCCTGTAGCAAGATCTCCATTGGGAGTGTTGACCATAGTAAGGTCAATAACAGAACTCTTGATTACGAACTTCTTAGTACGCGTCAGAGACGTGTCTTGAGCTACTATATCGAACATGTCACGACATCCGTTCTCTTGAGCAGAATCGGCACCATAGCTGCCAAATACATGTAAAGCACACCAATCCTGAGCAAATGCCAAAGGATAGGCTGATACTTGATCATTAAATAATACGGTCTTTAAACCTTGTTCGGCGTCTGCGACAGCCAAAACCTTCTTAGTGAATTTTTTCCAAGCCATACGTTTACCACGAGGCATACGTTTCTTACGATACTGACCCTTCATGTCATATTGGTTGGTGACGGAGGTATAATTCTGACGGGAGCCAGTCTTAGTACGAGAGCCAGAACCACCAAACTTACGGGCAAAGCCAGAAGCGAGAGCATTATAGCCACCTTGCCAGAGGGCAGGATGCAAGAAAGATTTACGTCGAGCATGAGAACCAGAATACTTACGTTTAGCCATATCAAAGTAAAAGAAAGAGTGAAATCAAACAAAAAAGAAAACAAAAATCAAAATATTTTCAAAACGGACTATAAAAGGACGCACAAAATGGGAAATGGGAAGCCGCTGTAGTAAGTAATACTAGCGACTTGAATTCCCATTTTTTATGCAAGGACTATACTGGATATTAACAATCCCAGGACATGACTATACACCATACAAACCAGAATCGATACAATACATCAGAGGACAGTTGGAGCGAGGCGCTACCGGTTATGTCCACTGGCAGATACTCGCAGTTTTTAAACGGAAATGTCGGTTACGGGCAGTCAAGCAATGCTTTGGGGATACTGTCCACGCCGAGCTATCGAGGTCATCCGCAGCAACAGAATATGTCTGGAAGGAAGATACTCGAATTGACGGCACTCAATTTGAATTGGGACAAACTGCTTTCAAACGGAACAGTGAAGCTGATTGGGAGGCCATACGGACGGACGCTAAATGTTCAAGGCTGGATGCTATCCCGGGTGATATCTACGTACGCTGTTACAACCAGTTGCGACGAATTGCTGCAGATCATCTTGCGCCTACTCGAATGGAACGAGAAATTGTCTGTTATTGGGGTGAGTCAGGCAGTGGCAAGTCACACAGGGCATGGGCAGAAGCAGGAGATGACGCATATCCTAAAGATCCAAGGTCTAAATTTTGGGATGGATACAGAGGTCAGGAAAACGTTATATTTGATGAATTTCGAGGCGGAATTGACATCGCACATATCTTACGATGGTTCGACAAGTACCCTGTAATTGTGGAAGTTAAAGGGTCATCAGTATCATTGAAAGCTTCAAAGATTTGGATAACAAGCAACATACATCCTAATGAATGGTATCCGGAACTAGATAATGAGACTAAAACCGCGCTGTTGAGAAGAATAGCAATAACCCACTTTACTAAAACCCTTCCTACTAACTAACTAATAAAAAGCCTCTAATTACTCAACGGATGAATCTATTTGGATGCACTTCCAGGGTTTGCCCCTGCTCTAATCTCCAAAATTGTGCAGCAAGTGACACAATTGTTGTAGATTGATCATGGTAACAACACCCTTCCAGGCACAAAATATTGAATTCAACCGTCTCGTGCAAGAGGCAGAACAAAGATTGAACCAAATATTGGAGACACAAGAATGGTTAGAAGATAATATCGATTTATTAATCGAGGAAGAAGAAGAAGAAGAAATAGACTGGGAAGAAGACATAGTTGGAATGAAAACACCACCACCTAGTAGTCAATAAATTAAATAACTACATTTTCAGTATTACCTGTTCGATCGTTGATAGACTTATAAGTATATGTACGAGTAGAA